GTCATGATCAGATGCGGCCTGAAGAAAGATTCAATGATATCCGACGTGGAACGTATGTTGCGAGCTTCAGACATGAAGGAGCCGCACATTCTGGCAGCCTTATTCCATCATTATCTAAAAGATATGCGCGTTTATTACGATTGGCCAATCTTATCAGATACAGGACTGTTGAAGACTGAAGACTGCAACTACCAAACTGTTGCCCCTTTAGTCACTGAAGATGGGAAATCCATGGTTCGTCAGACTAGCCCTAAGTTTTGCAAGGGCAACGTAGCCCCAATGAGATCCCTTAACAATGACACTTCTTGTGTCGCGGGTCGCATTTTGAAAGTTCGCAATCCAGTTAAGTTCTGGAACGGTACTTATTGCAAATACGCCGATGAATTCAGTGTCCATCTTATACCTGAGGATATTGTTCACATCGGCGTTCCATGGGAGTCAGATCAGGTGATGGCACTGCAAGCGCGACCAACACAGCGCTTGACAGCTTTAGCATCTTTGCCATTCGCCTACATGTACAAGCTGATCGTCTCGTCATTCCAAAAGGCTGAAACATACCCTGGAGTGAAACACCCACGAAACATATCGACCGTTAACGCAGATCATCGCACACGTTACGGTAGTTTCATCTACCCTTATGTCGAGCAACTGCTCAAAAGTCAACCGTGGTATGCCTTTGGACTAACACCTGCAGCAATATCAACTGCTGTTATGGATGTGGCCCAGGGCAGTACACAAATCATTGCCACTGATTTTTCATCATTCGATGGAACCCATAGTCAACCCATGGCCGAGTTCGAGTTAAGACTTTTCAAACGATATTTCCATCCTCGCTATCACGGTGAGGTTAGTGAATTATTTAAGTCCCAATTCGGAGCTACGGCTTTTACCAAACATGATCTGAAATATAACACCATGTGGTCAAGGTTGTCTGGGTCAAGTGACACAAGTCCATTGAATACAATCGACAATGCACTGATTGCGTACATAACACTACGTGAGAGCAACCGCAACTCTGAGGAAGCATGGAACGCATTAGGACTTTACGGAGGAGATGATGGCTTAACCGCCGACGTCAGCGCCGAAGTATACGAGCGTGTTGCAACGCGCATGGGACACATCCTGAAAGCGGAGGTGCGGGTCAATGGTAGCTGGGTCCCTTTCTTGGGCCGCTATTTCTTGGACCCCTGGACAAAACCGGATTCTGTTTGCGACATACAACGTCAGATCCGTAAGCTACATATTACTTCATCACCAGTCACTGTTCCTACGAATTTGGCATTATTTCGTAAGGCGCAAGCATTCCTTATAACGGATCCAACTACTCCCTTCATTTGGGAGTGGGCGGCATATGTATATGGATTCTTGGCGCCCGACTTTACCAATGATACATCTATGATCCATGAGACCAACTTGGACATATCCTGGTTTGCCAAGTATGAAACAACAGAACAGTGGATTCACCCACCAGTTAATGATCAATCGGCCTATGAGTTGGCCTGTTTCCAATTGGGTGTAACATCAACTGAGTTGAATAATATTATGGTTCACATATTCCACAATCGACCTTGGATTTCTTTCTTATCAACTAACTTTGAGATCTTCGAACACTTACAGGTCGAAATCGGCGTAACAGCCGTCGTGAATGGTGAAATCATTGATCCACCTGTCCAGGTTGTGAAACAACCCGAAAATGCCAAAACCAACCCGTTGCAGCAACCAAGCTCATCACTTGGAACGCAGTGGAAATTGGGAAGCCGAACAAATCTGTCAAGTGCCGGAGCGCCACGGAACATTGGGAAAACCAATACAAGTGGTAATCAGCCATGGCCGAAAGGAGCGCCGCGAACAGCTACATCAACAACAACTACGTCGCAGCCGAAGCCCAGTTCGAACATACCCACCAGTCAGCCCGCCCAGCGAGCCCCGGCCCAATCCTCCCGAAGAAAACGAGGTGGGCGTGGTTCCCGACCCGGCGGATCAAATGGTGGAAATTCC